AGGAAGGGCCCTTCCCGGGTCCGTAGCATTGAACCACACGGGGATAGGGAGGAAGAATGTACGTATATACCCCTCGGGTTCGTTTGTCCAGTTGCACATGGTGTTGTATGCTATTTCCTCCTCCAAATTATAAAACAGCTCCCAGTACATCCTGAACCACTCGTGGCCAAACTCATACACCTTTTGGCCTCCGATATACAACTCTATGTGCTTCAGCCATTGCTCACACGAAAAATATGGCGCTGGGTCGTTTGGCTGAGATGGGCCGCGTTGGAACTCAATTTCAAACATTATGGCGTATATCAAGTCTCCCGACCGAGACAAGGTGACGGAAATATCGCCATTGGATACAATTCCTCCTACGATATCTTGCTCAATTGATTCCAGCGCAAAATTTCTATACCTCGTGAAAACAGATTTCCAGAATGTCATCTTTGGGTCTCCAGTTAAGTACACGTCCTGGGCTCCATATGCAACAAGCTGTGTCAAAGCCCCTGTCATGTTCTTTTATGTTAAGTTAATATTTTTTATTTAAGTTTAAATCAAACGATCGCACCTCTCCATAGGGGTATTGCGCTTATTTTGGTTTGTCATTTAATGTATATCGACACTTGTAAGGATATAATGGTAAATTTATTGTAATTACCAAAATGGGCTTCATTTACAAACTCACGCTCAAGAAGGAGTCCAGAAAAGCATACATCGGGCAAACAATCCGTGACATACATAAACGTTTGGAAGAACACCAGCTGTCAAGTAGCGGGTGTAAGGCGATCTCTGGCGCCATCAAGAAGCACGGATGGGATAACTTCGACAAGGAGTGGTACGAGGTTCCCGACGAGGAACTTAATTTCTACGAGGAGATGCTGGTGGCGTTGTTCGGAACTCTCGCGCCTGGTGGGTACAATCTCAAGGAAGGTGGTGGTGCCACTGGGAAGATGAGCGAGGAAAGCAAGCAAAAAATGAGCGACGCAAAGTCAGGTGAGAAGTGTTATTGGTTTGGGAAGACACACACAGAGGAAAGCAAGCAAAAAATCAGCGAATCACTATCCGGCGAGAAGAATCCTATGTATGGGAAGACCGATGAGAAGAATCACTTTTATGGGAAGGAACACACTAAGGAGTCCAAGCAAAAAATGAGCGAATCACGATCTGGTGAGAAGAATCACAAATCCAAGAGAGTGTATCAGTATACTCTTGATGGCACGTGCGTTGGCTCATATGGTTCGAGTGGGGAAGCGGCACGAGCTCTTGGAAAGACTAATGGGTCTAAGATACGTATGTGTGCTCGTGGGGATCGCAAAACAGCATATGGTTTCAAGTGGACCCGCGAAAAATTGTGATCAAACGTTAGCAGAGAAACACACCATGTCATTTATAGATATGGCGTAGTTACTTTTCTTCGTTGCGAACAGCCCGCTCTGAGAAATCGCATAACATGAAGAGTTTAAATGGACTATTTGCCATGTCATCGGAAGTTTTGATACAGCATCGAGCATTTTATACCTAAAATCACTTTTGAATACCACGTCGTCCTTAGATATCAATGTTATCGCGTTGTTCTCGTCAAATGCTTTGCGCAAGGCCTTCGTATGTGAAGAAAAATCGTCGTAATCTCCTCGTATTCTGAGTATATCGATACCAGGGATGCTCTGTTTTTCCATCATCTTTCTAGCAGTTATATCTTCGTCATTGTTTATATAAAGACATGGTATATTATTTCTTCTAGTGATTAGTTTATCCATGCTATACGAGAATTCTTCAAGAAGGTTGTCCCAATCGTATGTTTGCTTTATATGTTTTTCTATACTTGCACCATCCGCCTTCAAGATGTCCCTGTTGTTGTAATAAAACAGAAGCTTGTCGGCAAAGTCTTTATAATCGCAGATAGCAAGTTCCCCATTGTGGAAATCAATATTTGCAGGCAATGTCATATACACCTTTGGATCCACGAGCATATTTTCAAAACCCCGAAATATGTCAGAAAGACCTCCGGTGTTTGTTACTACTTGCGGCACTCCCAGATATGCGCCCTCAGTGTTACACAGGCCGAACCCTTCACCGCCACACGTGTTCATCCCAATGTCAGACGCGTTGAGAGCAGTATTTATGATCTCGTCGGACACGAGACCACCGTTTTCCGAAAGTAATTTAATGTTCTGCATTGAAATTATGTTGTAATCCACACCTTCCAGTATACACGCAGTTTTTATGATATCCTGGAAATTATATCCGGTGTCGATATCGAGTCGGCAATTGATCATCAGTTTAACCTTTTCGTTTTCCCCGGTGAGTTTCCAAAACCTAACAAATGCCTTTATTGTGATATCTAATAATTTTCTGTACGAGTTTCTGTTCGTATTAAATATCATAAAATCGTCTTCCTCCAGCCCCAGCACCTTCTTCGCACTCTCTTTTGATAATTTGGTAAACTTTTTCTTATCAACCCCGTGTGGAAAAACGGATATCTTCTTCGGTGAAATTTTGAAACAATTGGTGAGGTGTTTTTTCCAAAAATCAGAGAACACGAAAATGTGGTCGGCATATTTTGCTATGTGGTCTATGAGTTCCGACTTCTGGAATGTGTACACTATGTCCAGGTAGGAGATAAATGGACACCTTTTCGGAGAGTCCAGCATCTGGTTAAGAAGAGCACACGTGACCGGCATATCATTATACACGATGATAACATCAGGGTCCACTTTCCGCACGGTATCTGTCCATATGTCAGTACCAAATGTATCCTTGGACAGTGTGTGAACATCTATGAGATGAACATTATCGGGAAGTTTCCGATCTTCCTCTATGCCATACGGTTTGTATCGTTGGAACGCAAAGTGGTGTATCTCGTGTCCCAGGTTTGACCAATGTAGCAAAATATTGTACGCTATGCGCCCGTACCCAGTTGTCTGAGTCGCGTCTGTAGAGGCAAACAGTATTTTCATTGTAGTTAACTTAAAAAATTATAATTTTTGCTCTAATTTAACAAGCCGTGCTTCGAGTTCTTCGTTTTTTATCTTCATTTTCTTCAGTTCTGCCACCGTGTACAGGAGGATGTTGAACCACTCAATGCCCGCGGGGTTATCGTCCTGCGTCCATGCGAAGTAAGGATCGGCCTCGTACACCTCTTCCGCAATCAACCCGACAAAATGCTTGTTGTCCGAAATAGCATCATATTCCACCGGCCGGATGTCGTACACGTGGGCAGTATTCGCCGTAAGGTCGATAATGTTTTTCTTGATGTTCCTCGTGGACGAGTTGTATGTTATTTCTTTTGTGACGGCATTGTACACGAGTACCGGGGTGGATGCTGCATCGCTTCTGATGGGCGCAATTGTCAACGTACCCGCTGCAGTCGAGGTGAGGGCGGCGCCGGTCGCATTTATAATTATCGAGTTCACATCTGATACATTTGCAGTCCCTGCACCAGTTCCTATGGCAACGCTATTTGCTGCCAAGTCGATAATTCCTGCGTTTGTTCCTATCGCTATGGAATTGACACCTTGGTTGGAACTTCCCGCATTCGTTCCTATTGCCACTGAAGATGTCCCCTGGCTAGTAAGCCCCGCGTCGAACCCTATTGCCACGGATCTCGCCCCCTGTGTATTGCTTCCTGCCAATGTCCCTATTGCCACGGCATTAACCCCCTGTGCGTTACCTCCTGCACTCGTTCCTATTGCCACGGAAGATGCGCCTTGGCCAGTAAAACCTGCCCCTGGTCCCACCGCCACGGTAGATTCCCCCTGGCTAGCAGCTCCTGCTTGGCGTCCTATCGCTACTGCATTTATAGCTTGATTAGTCTGTCCTGCTTCCGCCCCCACTGCCACGGAACTGGCTCCTTGGGTACCCCCGCCGGCATTAAACCCTAGCGCCACGGAAGATGTCCCCTGGTTAGTCTGCCCCGCGTTGAACCCCATCGCCAAGGCTCTTATACCTTGGGTATTGCTTCCTGCATTATACCCTATTGCCACGGAAGAATCACCTTGGCTAGTACGTCCTGTATAACCCCCCATCGCCACGGAAGATATCCCTTGGTTAGTCTGTCCTGCAAAAAGCCCAATTGCCACGGATTCACCTCCTTGGGAAGTACGTCCAGCATTCACTCCTATTGCCACGGAAGATATCCCTTGGCTAGTATGTCCCGCGAATGACCCTAATGCCACGGCAGATGCACCTTGGGTGTTACTTCCTGCATTGAACCCTATTGCCACAGCTTGTGCTCCTTGGATATTACCTCCCGCGTTCAGCCCCACTGCCACGGAAGCATTGCCCTGGGCAGTATTTCCTGCAAAAGCGCCGATTGCAATTGCATTCGCTTGTTGGGAAGTCTGTCCTGCAGCCAACCCTATTGCCACGGAAGATGCACCTTGGGTGTTACTTCCTGCATTGAACCCTATTGCCACAGAAGATGCACCTTGGCTAGTAGCTCCCGCGTTGAGCCCCACTGCCACGGAAGCATTGCCCTGGGCAGTATTTCCTGCAAATGAGCCGATTGCAATTGCATTCGCTTGTTGGGAAGTCTGTCCTGCACCGACCCCCATTGCCACGGAAGATGCACCTTGTCTAGTAATCCCTGTCTGTAGGCCTATTGCCACGGAACAAGTACCTTGGGAAGTCTGTCCTGCAAGATACCCTATTGCTATACTTCGTGTACTTTGATTAGTAGCTCCTGCAAAATTCCCTATCGCCACGGAATAAGAACCTTGGACACCGCATCCTGCATCTTGCCCGATTGCCACAGCTTGTGCACCTTGGAAATTGTTTGCTGCCCGTGACCCTATTGCCACCGCTGCTAGCCCCTGGTTAGTAGTTCCTGCACTGGTTCCTACTGCCACGGTAGATTGCCCTTGGCTAGTCTGTCCCGCGAATGACCCTAATGCCACGGCAGACGGTTGTTGGGAATTCTGTCCTGCACTAGATCCTATTGCCACGGTAAACGATTGTTGGGTGTTACTTCCTGCATTGAACCCCACTGCCACTGCTTGTGCCCCTTGGGCATTACCTCCCGCCCCCGTTCCAAATGCTATAAAAGTAGAGTTGAGTATGAGGTTCGACACGTTGGCGTACGTGCCGATGATGTTGCCACGGACATCAATGCTCGCAACCGCGGGGAGTGACGATATACCAGTCAATAGTGACCCGTTGCCGATGAAGAAGGTTCCAACGACGTTGCCGAGGACGTTGACTTGACCACTGGCCGCGATGTTGCCACCCGCTAATGTACCTACATTTCCAGAGGCTGCAAAGATGTCTGTCACGTTGGCGTACGCACCGATGACATTACCACTGATGTCAAGGTTTGCCGTTGCTGGGAGTGTGAAGCTTGCGATTCCGGTCAGCTGGGAGCCGTTGCCTATGAAATATTCACCTGTCGTTATATTACCTGCTACGGATAACGAAGCCAAACTAATCCCAGGGATCACCGCGTTTCCAGTGACTGTCAGATTCCCGACTGTGAGTTGAGGCATAGCAGACCCGTTGCCCAACATACGTATGTTTCCTTTCAGGAAAATAGTTCCATTTGTTGCATTTATCCCGCCAAACTGTAAAAGATCTCTTTTGAAATCAGCACTGCTCATCTGGTTTATATTGTATGTCGTCGTTTTTTTTGTAAAACCGCGGTGTTTGCTGGATGATGAAACTCAAACGAAAATATATGAAATTTCCACAAGAATAATTTCATAAAATTAATTGTGACACTGCAGCCAGCATATTCTTGGAGTTCTCTCGCCGTGTATGATTCGCATTGAAACACTATTCCATGTGAAACTTTCAGTTGAAAACTAATTTCAAAAAAAAAAAAAAAAAAAAAAAAAAACAAACAAAAAAAAAAAAAATAAAATAAATTTTTTTATTAAATTATTTTAATTAAAATTAAAAAATAATTAAAAAAAAAAAAAAAAAAAATAAAAAGATACTAACGATACTCACAACTATAAACTACACTACCGCGTGAGATTATGATACTCAAAGATACTCACAACAATGTAAAATAACTTAATAATTTATGTTCTTTTTATATCAAGATGTCTATATATAAGACACACAGAACTTCTTTCTATTTATGTGGTTGTGGTTTTGAAACAATACATCCAGGGAATGCTTCTCGACATAAGAAGACTTCTTGTGGCCATACAATCAAATCTGAATCCAGAAACTTTGTATGGGAAGAAGATATCAAGAAAATCAACACATCTGGAAACGTGTCATCCATAACCACAGGAGATGTTGAAATCATGAACAACATTGGCACACAGAATAATACAATTAACATCACACTACAAGTTCCAGATAAAACAGTCATTGCTTCAATTCAAGAAGCGGTGAAGAATCAAGATTGCGTGGAGGAGCTGCGATGCGCCGACCCCCATGAAATACCCGCAATATTGTTCAAGTATACACGTGGTACGAAAGCAGAACAAAAAGTAATCAAATACGATGCCGACAAGAATGTGGTCAGGCATGTAGACCCCGTCACCGGCAAGGAAGTCGCCAAGGACCTCAAGAGATACAGAAACGAATATCTTGTCAAGAATGCTGACGTGTATGACGATGACTACTACATACCGTATATGCCGCCAAGAGTTCAACGGAGCATGAAGGAAATGTCCACACCATCATTTGACTCTGGCAAGAAGAAAGACAAGCAAATCCCTGCGGCAGACGTCATAAAGATGTGCGCGTCCGGCGACCACCGAATGTACAAATTTCCCGTAGAGACCAAGAAATTTTACACTGACGTTGCCGAGAACGTTGACAACGAGATAAAGTCCACAGGAAAAGATGGCTGATTCTGTTGCTTTCCACCACGAGGTTCCCGCAAGCGTGAAGACGCTCCAGCAGAAGATGGAGACTCACACGGAGAGCTTCCTCGATAAATTAACGAACGAGAACAAGACGAACGGTTTTTTGTGATTTATCACCGTTGTTCCACAATGTCCAGTCGGGCCTTCAATTTCTTCATTTCCGCCACCGTGTACAAGAGGATGTTGAACCACTCAATGCCCGCGGGGTTACCGTTCTGCATCCAGGCAAAGTAAGGATCGGCCTCGTACACCTCCTCCGCAATCAACCCTACGTAATGTCTGTCATCCGAAATAGCGTCGTATTCTACCGGTCGGATGTCGTACACGTGAGAAGTATTCGCGGTGAGGTCGATAATGTTTTTCTTGATGTTCCTCGTGGATGAGTTGTACGTTATTTCGTTTGTGGTGGCATTATACACGAGCACCGGTGTGGAAGCTGCATCGCTTCTGATGGGCGCAATTGTCAATGTGCCCGCAGCAGATGAGTTGAGGGCGCCTCCTGTCGCGTTGATGATAATGGAGTTTGCATGCTGGGCATTACTTCCTGCGAATGCTCCTATTGCCACGGCATTTGCCCCTTGGCTAGTAAATCCTGCGAATGCTCCCATTGCCACGGCAGACACGCCCTGAGAAGTGACACCCGCATTTGCGCCGATTGCAATTGCATTTGCACCTTGGGTATTGCTTCCTGCCAATGTCCCTATTGCCACGGCACAAAACCCCTGTGCGTTACCTCCTGCACTCGTTCCTAATGCTATGGCATTCGCGCGTTGGGAAGTAAGTCCTGCGCTCGTCCCTATTGCCACAGAACTTGCACCTTGGGCAGTAAATGCTGCGCTGGCCCCTATTGCCACGGAAGATGCCCCTTGAATGTTACTTCCTGCAAATGCCCCTACTGCAATTGAATAATCCCTTTGGCTAGTAGCTCCTGCGGCTGGTCCTATTGCCACGCAAAGTGAACCTTGGTTAGTGCCTGCTGCTAATGCTCCTATTGCCACACAAGAAAAACCTTGGGAAGTGCCTCCCGCATATGTGCCTATTGCCACGGCAGACGCACTTTGGCCCTGATATGCTGTACTAGACCCTATTGCCACACCTTGCGTACCTTGGCTAGTGCCTGCTGCTCCTGGCCCTATTGCCACCGCAGAAAAACCTTGGGTATTACTTCCCGGCGACCATCCTATTGCTATGGCATACGCTTTTTGGCTAGTACGGCCCGCTCCTTCTCCTATTGCCACGGTAGCTGCACCTTGGGCATTACTTCCAGCCAATTTGCCTATTGCCACGGCAGTTGCACCTTGGGAAGTCTGGCCTGCGCTGGCCCCTATTGCCACAGAAGAGACCCCCTGAGAAGTGACACCCGCATTTGCGCCGATTGCAACGGAATTAGCACCTTGGGAAGTAAGGCCCGCCAGGCATCCTATTGCCACTGCACACCCCCCTTGTGTGTTCCATCCAGCACTAGTCCCTATTGCTACAGCGGTCCCGCTTTGGGTATTACCTCCTGCAGATGCACCTATCGCCACGGCAGATGCGCCCTGGCTAACGAGGCCCGCATTGGAACCCAATGCTATAAAAGCAGAGTTCAGTATGAGGTTCGACACGTTGGCGTACGCGCCGATGATGTTGCCACGGACGTCGATGTTCGCGACCGCGGGGAGCGACCCCCCAGACGATATTCCGGTCAGCAGAGAGCCGTTGCCAATGAAGAAGTTTCCAACAACGTTGCCGAGGACGTCGACTTGCCCACTTACATCAACGTTTCCCCCGACTATGAGCTCGTTCCTGACATTTCCTGCGGCTGCAAAGATGTCTGTCACATTGGCGTATGCACCTATTACGTTGCCACGGACATCAAGAGACTGAACACCGGAAGCAATGACGCCTGTCAGCTGGGAGCCATTACCTATGAAGAAAGGTGCTACAACGTTGCCGAGGGCATTGACTTGTCCGCTCGCAGCAATGTTCCCGCCTGCTAGGAGCACATTACCTACGTTTCCGGAAGATGCGAAGATGTCTGTCACATTGGCGTACGCGCCGATGACATTGCCACTGATGTCAAGGTTTGCCGTTGCTGGGAGTGTGAAGCTTGCGATTCCGGTCAGCTGAGAGCCATTGCCGATGAAGAAGGGTGCTACAACGTTACCAAGGACATTGACTTGCCCGCTCGCAGCAATGTTGCCACCCACGAGGAGCACGTTTCCTACGTTTCCAGAGGCTGCCAAGATATCTATGGTTGAGTTGTATGTTATTTCTTTTGTGGTGGTGTTGTACACGAGCACCGGGTTGGATGCTGCGACGCTTCTGATGGGTGCGATCGTCAATGTGCCCGCGGCAGGCGAGTTGAGGGCGCCTCCTGTCGCGTTGATGACAATGGAGTTTGCGTGCTGGTTAGTAAGGCCTGCGAATGCTCCTATTGCCACGGCACACGCACCTTGGCTAGTAAGGCCTGCGCTTGATCCTATTGCCACACTTTGTGTGCCTTGGGTACCCCCGCCGGCACTAAACCCTAGTGCCACGGAAGATGCCCCCTGGTTAGTCTGCCCCGCATTGAACCCCGCCGCCAAGGCTCTTATACCTTGGTTAGCCTGTCCTGCATTATGCCCTATTGCTGTGGAACCTGTGCCTTGTGTAGACTGGGCAGCCTGAAACCCCATCGCCACGGAAGATGCCCCCTGGCTAGAATTTCCCGCGCTGGACCCTATTGCCACGGCACATGCGCCTTGTTCAAAATTTCCTGCACTCGGACCTATTGTCACGGCTTGTGCCCCCTGGCTAGTAACCCCTGCCAAAGCGCCAATCGCCACGGCAGATGCGCTTTGGGTGGTAAGACCTGCGTTTGTCCCTATGGCCACGGCAGACGCCCCCTGGGTAGTAAGTCCTGCGCTGGTCCCTATCGCCACGGCATTTGCGCGTTGGGAAGTAAATCCTGCGCTGGTCCCGAATGCCACGGCAGAATCGCCTTGGGCAGTCCTTCCTGCCAGATACCCTATTGCGACGGCTAAATTACCTTGCGCAGAAAATCCAGCACTGGTCCCTAACGCCACAGATTGTGAACCTTGACTATTGCTTGCTGTACTAAACCCTATTGCTATAGACTCTCTACCCTGTGTCCCACTTGCCGTGGTAAACCCTATTGCCACGGCACACGCACCTTGGGTACCTTGTGCAGCGCCCCAACCTATTGCCACGCCATACGAACCTTGGCTAGTGACGCCTGCCAATTGCCCTATTGCCACGGAAGACGCACCTTGGGAAATCTGGCCTGCACTTGCCCCTAGTGCCACGGCTGCCCCTCCCTGAGAAGTACGTCCAGCATTCAATCCCATAGATACAGCTTGTATACCTTGGCTAGTAAGGCCAGCATTCGCCCCCACCGCCACTGCACACGCCCCCTGAGTAGTAATTCCAGCGCTAGACCCCACCGCCACTGACATTGTACCTTGGTTAGTAGCTCCTGCAAGTGCGCCTATCGCCACAGAAGAAATACCTTGGCTGGTAGCTCCAGCATTTGCACCCATTGCCACAGACAGGTTACCTTGTCTAGTCCACCCAGCCCACGACCCCACGGCAACGGAAGATTGCCCCTGACTGGTGAGACCCGCGGCTATCCCTACTGCCACGGCATTGCCACCCTGGGTCTGACTTCCGGCAGCCACCCCTAATGCAACGGAAGACGTGCCTTGCAGATCCTGACCCGCGTTGAACCCTGCCGCTACTGCACACGCACCTTGGTTAGCCAAACCAGCACTGGTCCCCACTGCCACAGATAGCGTCCCCTGGTTAGAAAATCCTGCGCTAAACCCTACCACTACCGAATTGGCACCCTGGTTGGACTGTCCCGCAGCTCTTCCGATCGCCACGGAATTCAAACCGTGGTTAGTAATACCGGCATTTAACCCCAAGGATACGTCGTTGGAGTTGAGTATGAGGTTGGACACGTTGGCATATTCGCCGATGATGTTGCCACGTATATCCGAACTCGACACTGCGGGCGGGGTATATGCCACTCCTGTCAATAGTGACCCATTTCCAATGAAGAAGTTTCCAACCACATTGCCAAGAACATTGACTTGTCCGCTCGCAGCAATGTTCCCGCCTACTAGGAGCACGTTACCTACGTTTCCTGCAGCTGCAAAGATGTCTGTCACATTGGCGTACGCACCGATGACATTGCCACGGACATCAAGAGACTGAACACCAGAAGCAATGACGCCGGTCAGCTGGGAGCCATTACCAATGAAGAAGGGTGCTACGATGTTGCCGAGGGCGTTGACTTGCCCGCTTGCAGCAATGTTGCCGCCCGCTAGGAGCACGTTACCTACGTTTCCAGCGGCTGCGAAGATGTCTGTCACATTGGCGTATGCACCGATGACGTTGCCACGGACATCAAGAGACTGAACACCGGAAGCAATGACGCCTGTCAGCTGGGAGCCATTACCAATGAAGAAGGGTGCTACAACGTTGCCGAGGACGTTGACTTGCCCGCTCGCAGCAATGTTGCCACCCACGAGCAGCACGTTACCTACGTTTCCTGCAGCTGCAATAATATTTGCCACGTTGGCGTATGCACCAATGATGTTACCACGTATATCCGAACTCGACACGGTGGGTGGGGTATATGCCACTCCTGTCAATAGTGACCCATTTCCAATGAAGAAGTTTCCAACCACATTGCCAAGAACATTGACTTGTCCGCTCGCAGCAATGTTCCCGCCTACTAGGAGCACGTTACCTATGTTTCCTGCAGCTGCAAAGATGTCTGTCACATTGGCGTACGCACCGATGACATTGCCACGGACATCAAGAGACTGAACACCAGAAGCAATGACGCCCGTCAGCTGGGAGCCATTACCTATGAAGAAGGGTGCTACAACGTTGCCGAGGACGTTGACTTGTCCGCTCGCAGCAATGTTGCCGCCCGCTAGGAGCACGTTACCTACGTTTCCTGCAGCTGCAAAGATGTCTGTCACGTTGGCGTACGCACCAATGATGTTACCGCGGACATCGAGAGATTGGACACCAGAAGCAATGACACCCGTCAGCTGAGATCCGTTACCAATGAAGAAGGGTGCTACAACGTTGCCGAGGGCATTGACTTGTCCGCTCGCAGCAATGTTGCCGCCCGCTAGGAGCACTTTACCTACGTTTCCAGCGGCTGCGATGATGTTTGTTACATTGGCATATGCACCTATGACATTTCCACGGATGTCAATATTTGCGACTGCTGGGAGTGATGTGAGCAGGCCGGTCAGCTGGGAGCCATTACCAATGAAGAAGGGTGCTACAACGTTGCCGAGGGCATTGACTTGTCCGCTTGCAGCAATGTTGCCACCCGCGAGGAGCACATTGCCTACATTCCCGGAAGCTGCGATGATGTTTGTTACATTGGCATATGCACCTATGACATTTCCACGGATGTCAATATTTGCGACTGCTGGGAGTGATGTGAGCAGGCCGGTCAGCTGGGAGCCATTGCCAAAGAAGAAGGGTGCTACAACGTTGCCGAGGGCGTTGACTTGTCCGCTCGCAGCAATGTTGCCACCCGCGAGGAGCACATTGCCTACATTCCCGGAAGCTGCGATGATGTTTGTTACATTGGCATATGCGCCTATGACATTTCCACGGATGTCAATATTTGCGACTGCTGGGAGTGATGTCAACAGACCAGACAGCTGAGAGCCGTTGCCGATGAAGAAGGGTGCTACAACGTTGCCGAGGGCGTTGACTTGCCCGCTTACAGCGATGTTACCGCCTGCTAATGTGCCTACATTCCCGGAAGCTGCGATGATGTTTGTTACATTGGCATATGCGCCTATGACATTTCCACGGATGTCAAGATTCGCGACTGCTGGGAGTGATGTTGATGCGAGACCAGTCAGCTGGGAGCCATTGCCGATGAAGAAGGGTGCTACAATGTTGCCAAGGGCATTCACTTGACCAGCCACTGACACATTCCCAGGGGCCGTGACATTGCCGATGATGTCAAGGTTCGCAGCGGTTGGAAGGGTGCTGGTCACCCCCGAGAGCAGAGCACCATTGCCTATAAAAAATTGTCCAGATGTTATATTACCTGCTACGGATAACGAAGCAAAACTAATCCCAGGGATCACCGCGTTTCCAGTGACTGTCAGATTCCCGACTGTGAGTTGGGGCATAGCAGACCCGTTTCCCAACATACGTATGTTTCCTTTCAGGTAAATTGTTCCATTTGTTGCATTTATCCCACCAAACTGTAAAAGATCTCTTTTGAAATCAGCACTGCTCATCTGGTCTATATTGTATGCCGTCGTTTTTTTTTTAAGTTAAAAGATGAAAACCAACAGCTAAGGGTTATTAACGCTGAACAAAAAGATATGAAATTTTCACAAGAATAATACTTGCGTAAATAAATGTTATGGGAAGATGCAACTATGTGTGTACTGCTGGATCGCCTAGATTTATTCACACGTAAAAAGGAAGTTCTTGAGAAATACAACCAATACTGTGATGCATTAAACAGAAATGGCGTGACAGTTTCCGATGTAATAACCAAGAAGATGGAAGGGCGACCAATAGCATGGATGCGGAACGAGTACCCATACGATGTTGATAACACCAGGCACTACCTCATATGGAGCACATACCAACTGAGCAACGAAAAGATAAAAGAAATTGCGACGCGGCATTCACAAGGTCGAAAGTTCATTTGTTTTGTAAATCCTGAGTATTTACGGAGCGTGAAGAATATATGGCACGCTCATGTGATAATTCAGGATAGCCCGTCATCGCAAGACCAATAATCTTGAGGAAATCCCATTAAATAAGTTAGCCACTGTGCGCTGAGATACCAATTCTTATTACCTCCCTCAGAAAATCCAACAACCGCAGACAGCATATTAGACACGCGTTTGGTGAGCGTTCTCGGGCACTTTGCGGAGTTCATGCAGCTATACACAGGCGTTGCCCAATACTTCTTCACCACAGGCTTTGTGAGAACCTTCTTGGGGTCGCAAATCTTGGCAAACGACGCCTCGTTTTCTCTGGGTGTTAAAACAATGTTAAGGGGCTTCCTCGTGGGATGCTTCACGACAAACGTGTAAATCCTGCCATCAATAGAATACCCGTCGGTGTTGCTAGGGCCCAATACTTTGTTCTCTAGGGTGCTGAGCAGAGTCATTGCATATCTTACTTGATCAGGAACCACCGCGTTGCCCATGAAACCGACGCGGAGTTTGTTTGTCTTGTTGTTCTTCTCTATCTGCCTCGGTGGCTCGTTGTTTTCCCAGTCGAACTTCTCGATTACTGGGATTTCAAAATCAATACCTGCTCCTTTCTTCACGACCAGGCAGAACCATCTGTAGCGCTGGTGAGGGGCGCCGACGCAAGTTGCACGACACGAAGTCCACCTGCAGTCATACCCAAGCTCGTCAAAGGCCTTCACAATGACACTGATGTTCTCGTATGCTGCTAGTGTGTGAGAATTTTCCAGGAACAGATACTTGGGCTGACACTCCTTGGTGATGCGCACGACCTCGGTGAAGAGACCAGATGCCTCGTGTTCAAAACCAGTTCCCTTTCCCGCGGTGGAGAAACCGGTACAGGGCCACCCGCCGGTGATGATGTCCACCTTTCCAAGATATGGAGTGGCGTCAAAGGTACACACATCGTCAAATACAGGAACGTTGGGGTGCTTCCGCGCTAGGAACCCTCTGGCATCATCATTCTTTTCCACGTAGGCAATGGGCTCCACGATGCCACGCAGACCGTGAGTGATGCCACCGATGCCAGAGAAGAGATCGATAGCGTGCAGCATTTAACTTAAAGGACATTATTTTATCGACAATTTGACGAACTGACGTGGCCTATATGTTTGCTAGGTTTTACATTCTGTGTGAGACTAAATAGTTTCTCATAAATGACCTTATACCATTGAAATGACACTCTTTTCCGATAGTAAGATATTTGGCAGCCTTATATGCGGAAGGATATGACACCAAAACTGCCTCAATATTATCCTTTGTTATATCAATTCCCAACTTGGCATACTTTTCTATTAGTTTCAAAGATTTAGTGGCTTCTCTCCTAGCCACTTCTTCAGGGTCTTTCTTCTTACCAATCTTAGAAGCACCTATTGCCTTCTTTGCTTCCTCCGTGTGTTGAAATGACCATCC